TAAGTGGCATGAGGATTGCTTGAGTGGTCTTGAGTGGTCTTGAGTGGTCTTGAGTGGTCTTGAGTGGTCTTGAGTGGTCTTGAGTGGTCTTGAGCAAACTTGAGAAAAAAGAATGCATGAGTGTGGTATTCAGGACCTTCTTAAGTCTCCTTAGGACCACCAGGGACCACCAGAGCATCTATATATAAAGACACCAACATGAGTTATGCAATTGACGCATATCTGATATGCAAAATAAACATTTGTAATAATTTCGGGATGACTTATATTTAAATTATCAAACACACAAATCAGGAAAGGATAAGCCAATGACTGCCACGACATACAATGGTTGGACTAATTACGAGACCTGGCGCGTAAATCTCGAAATCTTCGACGGCTACGACCCCGACGGTCGCCTTGTCTGCCCGCTTGAGCTTCAGGATTACGCTGAAGAAATCATCGAGGGCCAGGCGGAGGCGCACTCTTTAGCGCTTGATTACGCGATGGCGTTTCTTTCCGCCGTTAATTGGTGCGAGATCGCGCGCCACATCAACGAAACTCACAACCTGTCCTAAGGTTTACAATGGCAGGACACTAGAGTAACATCTAGTGTCCTGCAATGGTCAACTATGGAGAATAATTCGATGTTAGTGGTCAACTATGGAGAATAATTCGATGTTAGTTAAAGAAGCTAAAGCAATCACTGGTGGTGGTATTCTTAACGGTAATACTAAAATGCCAGGGGCAACCTACGCCACTGACCCGTTTCTTTGTATCACTGGTCAAAGACTACGGAAACAAGCCAACACTAGCTGCTCTAAATGCTACGCTGTAAAGATTGCTAAATTGCGTCCTAGTGCAGCTAAAGGCTACAATAGTCGCCATATGGCTATGGCCAGAGCATCTCATGATCTATATGGACCTACTGGTGTATCATGGGTAGACGCCATGGTCTTCATGATCAATAAGTATGCAGAGAAAACAGGGGATTATGAATTCCGTTGGTTTGACGCCGGAGACGTCCCTCATAGGGATAGTTTTGAATTGATCGCATGGGTTGCCTCAAGGACACCTAAGGTAAAACACTGGATACCGACTAAAGAGTATAAATGGTATAGCCAGTGGATTAATAACCCCAATACGGTTGTTCCTGTCAACATGGTGGTACGTGTCTCGACACCTAAGGTAGACGGACGTCCCTTAACTGGTGTATCACATAGTTCTACCGTACACCATAAACAGGAACACAGTGGCCATGAGTGTAAAGCCTATCGGACCGACAAGAATAATAAGGTATGGTCTAAGGATGAATTTAAAGCCTTGACACGCCCGGAGAAAAAGGTTATAGACTTTGGACATTGTGGCAATTGCCGCGCATGTTGGTCTAAAGACGTTAAAAATGTTAGCTATGGGCTGCACTAATCCCTAATAACGTAGTATGAAGGAGTTTAACAATGTATAAACAGAAAAATATCATGGGTAAATCTAAGGACATAGAAGACCCTTATGCGGTATGGCAAGGCTTTGGACCATTCGGAGATACAGAAGTTAGGTTGCTTAAGGTCTACCAAAGACCAGAACTAGAGCTAAAAAATAACTACGCTAGATGGTTTGTAGCCGTTAAATCTGACTTCACATATGGCTCATGGGAACTAGGGGACACGTATCTTAAGGACGCCATAAGAGGCTTGAAATTAATTAAGGCTTCGGATACCTTTAAAGAACAGTATAGTCTGTACCTTAATGACCTAGTAGACTTCACTGATATGAGGAGAATGTAACCATGAATGAAGATACATTAATGATGGCGGACAAGGAAAATCTCATTAATGAGCTATGGGAATATGAATATCGGTTCATGACAAACGAGGATTTAATCCTAACAGCTAAAGGAGTATTCTTCGGTATACATGATAATAAAACTTATGAAGAAATCCTTGAACAACATAGTAAAACTATAGGAGTATAACTAATGCGCTGTATTATCTGTAATAAACGACTAAGTAATTCGGAACTAACACAAAAGGACAAACATACAGGTAAATTCCTAGATACGTGCTCACAATGCATGAGGCATATTTACGATACGTTATCTGAATTTGAACCGGATGAACGTGATATTGAAAAACTTATTGACAAGGTGGAATTTTAACTATAGACTACTTAAGTGGTCTTAAGGAATAACATTAGAGATTAACATAAAGTTATATACTTAAGACCACTTAAGACCACTTAAGGAGTGATAAAATGATTAAGTATGATCAAGGTTGGATTAAAGCAAATTGATAATAGTTCTAGTTATTGTCATATCGGTATCTTTTTAAGGTATTTTTATTCTTGACTTTTTTGATAATCTTTGTTATCTTTTGTTTGTGCCTAACAGTCTAAAGAAGGATTAAGCTATGTCTTATAAGAAGACACGATACGAAAAACAGCTAAAGAAGCGTAACCCTGAAAAGGTAATTATGGATAGGTATTACCATCCTAAAACTTTTCGGTCTAAAAAACGTAATTTAGAAGCTTATGACGCTGAAAACGAAATTCAGGAGTTTTTTAATCATGAAGACTAAAGAAAAATATAAAGTAGTGGAGCGCATTTTTAAAGACGGCTCTAATTGTTGGGGTTGTGTGTTTAATGTCCGTTACTTAGACGATAATTTAAGCGCAACACTAGAGCAATGCACAATTCTAGATACAGGCTTCGGTATTCCCGAAGAATGCCCAGGGTTTGTTAACGAAGCAGAAATGGAGTTAAATTCATGAAGGTGTATATCCTTTTTCAGACTGACGGTTATGATTGGTCCGGCCTTAAGGCTGTATTTACTAACGAGGAAGACGCCGTTAAAGCTAGGGACGCTTTTTGTGCGTCCAAAGAGGGTGAAGTCTCTGATTTTTATATTAAAGAGACGGAAGTATTGGAAACTCTGGCCGGTTATGAGCTACCGGAGACATGGCAAGAAAGTCATGAAAAATACATGAATTCATAAAAAAACTTATTGACACTAGAGAAACCAAGGTATATAGTACCTGTATATCAACCAGAACAAAGGAGTTCTAAACATGACGCAATTGCAGCTTTTGAAAAACCACTTCAAACAAGGTAAATCTATTAGCCATTATGAGGCTATGAACCTTTACCGTATTGCGTCCTTGTCCCGTCGAATTAATGACCTAGAGGATAAGGGTATTGTAATCAATAGGGTCCATAAGAAAGACCCCACTGGTCGGACCTATGTCCGTTATTCGTCCACTAACTAATATAAGGAGTATCAAACATGATTGTAGAAGGTATCGTCGCGTTCTGTAACCTGGAACAGACTGAAAAATTTAACGGGCAGGATACTGGTAAGTATTCTATCGTTATTAACATGACGGAAGAGGCTGCAGAGACTGTCGCCGCTGAAGGTGTTAAGCTTAAGGAATATAAAAACCAGAAACAGCGTTCTTTTAAGTCTAAATATCCTGTGGAAGTGTTGGACGTTAATGACGTCCAGGTTAGTAAACATATCCCGTACGGCTCGACGGTTCGCCTGTTGTGGCAACCTGGGAAGCCTCACCCGTCTGCAGGTGTCCCGGCCTACTTGAACAAGGTTAAAGTCCTTGAGTATGCCGACAATGGTCACGGCATGGGGGACGATGAAGACTTCTAAGGTCTTCTAATGTGGAGTGAATATAAACACGGTTAAGCCTAGGACCACGTTAAACTAAACCTAGGTAGGTCCGGGGGAGCCTTCCCAAGAAATCCCCCGTTTTCTTTAAACATGAAGGTTTATAAGTAGGTTAGTCAAATGATGCATAAAAAAGCACATGTTGTCTCTAAATCCCCATGTCCTTTATGTCGGGCTAAAGGTGAAGACCGAAAAGGCGACAACCTAGTTAACTACAGTGACGGTAATTCTTTTTGCTTTAAGTGCGATAAGCTTATTCAAAAGAATTCTTCCCCTACTACCGTTAAGAAAACTAAAACATATACGGAGACTGTTGAGATGCCTGGAATTTTTAAGTCGCTTAAGGATCGTAGGATTTCTGAAGAAATACTGAGGAAATTTAACGTCACTGTTGAGGTAGATGCTCAAGGAAACATTACGCAACATTACTACCCCTACTATAAGGACGAGAGTGTCGTCGGTTACAAGACCCGTAATGTGGCTAATAAATCCTTCTTTGCTAAAGGTAACATCTCTGAGGGTGGGTTGTTTGGTCAGAACGTATGGAATGGTGGTGGTAAGTACATCACCATTACCGAAGGGGAATTAGACGCTTTAGCAGTCTCTGAGATGTTTGACGGTAAGTGGCCTGTAGTGTCTTTGAAGACAGGTGCGGGTGGCGCAGTTAAAGACATTAAGGAAAATCTAGAATGGCTAGAGACATTTGAGAATATCGTCATTTGTTTTGACCAGGATAGTCCAGGGAAACAAGCTGCCCAGAACGTACTACCTTTATTCTCTCATGGAAAAGTGAAGACTGTTTCCTTACCGCTTAAGGACGCAGGGGATATGCTTAAGGAAGGTCGGGTCCAAGACTTCATCAGTAGCTGGTGGAATGCTAAACAATACCGTCCTGTGGACATTGTGAGCCTGTCTGACGAGTCCTGTTGGGAAGCCTTCATTAAGCGTGGTACTGAGGAAATCACACCGTTTCCGGAAGCATATGGTACACTCAATGCCATGATGAATGGCGGTATAGCTGCAGGGGAAGTTACTGTGATCGGTGCTTTGACTTCCGTAGGTAAATCGACTATGGTATACAATCTGCTATATGGGATGGTTACTGAGTCAAATAAAAAGATTGGCGCAGTATTCCTTGAGGCGGATAAAGGTGAGATGGTTGAGCGTCTGATCTCGCTTCATGGCGGGGAGAATATCAGTCTAATTCCTATAAATGAACGTGACAATACCGTCTATCGTGAATTGTACGAAGAGTTTATTTATGACGATAAGGTTCATTTTGTAGACCACCAAGGTTCTTCTGACGTAGACGAATTGTTTGGTAAGATGCGTTGGATGGTTAAAGGAATGGACTGTGACGTCATTATCCTTGATCCCCTCCAGGCTGCTGTTCAGTCTAACGAGAACGGCACTATTGATACCTTTATGGACCGTTGCCTGAAGCTGGCTAAGGAGACAGGGGTGTCCATTATTATTGTGTCTCATATGCGGAAACCTGTAGTTAAAGACCCTCATGACGTTAACGAATATGACATGAAGGGTTCCGGTTCAATCAACCAGATTGCATTTAACACTATCCTCCTAAGTAGGGATAAAATGTCTGAGGATGACTATGCCAGAAACAGCACTAAAGTTCAATTGGTTAAATGCCGACGCACTGGACGCACTGGACACGCTGGATGGTTATTCTATGAAGAAACCACAGGACGTATGGTTGCGGGTACTCCTCCTGAAGTAAAGGCTGTTGAAAATGAAGAGTTCTAGAAATAACTTCAAAGATTTACCTGGGTTTCCTAAGGATAGAAAAGGGTACAACAGAGTGAGAAAGATCTTTGAGCATTACCAAAAAATAGTTAATCAAGAAGACTACATAGAACAACGAACCAAGCACCAATGCATGTCCTGTGGATTACCGTATCCTAGGGAGTTACTAGATTTTCACCATCTTAATCCTGATGAAAAAGAAAAAAGTTTAACTGCTTCATTATGGGGTGGTTCTAACGGTCCCCCTAAAAAAACACTTGACGAAGCTGAGAAATGTGCTATCTTATGTAAGAATTGTCATGCTCTAGAACACATGGCTTTACGGAACGGAGAGAGTATTTTAGATGATCAAGACGCTTACATTAGATATAGAGACAGACGAGCTACCCGCTACGCGAGTTTGGCTGATTGGTGGGAAGAGTTCTCTCAACGGGGAAAGAATATATCAACATCCGTTTAGTGCGGATAAAATAAAGGAGATACAAGAATGGATAAACGAACACGATCAAGTCTGCGGTCACAATATAATCGACTTCGATATTCCCTGTATGCAAAAATTCTTAGGTTTATCATTCGAACAAGTAAACGTAGTAGATACGCTCCTACTGTCTAGGTTAGAAAATCCCTCTAGAGACGGTGGTCATTCACTTCGTTCATGGGGAGAACGTCTTAAGTTTCCTAAGGGTGACCATAATGACTGGACTAAAGTTACGCCTGAAATGATTACGTATTGTCAACAGGACGTAAGAGTTACGGAGAAACTATATGAACATCTTACAAATCTATTGGCTGCATTTCCAGGCGAGAGTATTGATCTTGAACATCAAGTTCAAAATATCATTAGTAAGCAAATCTCGTATGGCTGGCTCTTGGATCAAGAAAAATGCTACGGACTCCTGGCGAAGCTTAAAGAGAGACGTATGGACTTGGAAGATGAGGTTCAAAGAAAATTTCACCCTTTACCTAAATTCGTTAAAAGAATTACACCAAAAAAGAAAGCTGATGGTACTATTTCTATTGTTAATCTTAAGTTCCTTGGCGGGAATTGGGTTAATGTGGGTGGTGAGTTTTCTCGTGTTGACTTTCCGGAGTTTAACCTAGGTTCTCGTCAACAGATTGGAAAATATCTTCAGTTTTTCGGTTGGGTGCCTAAAGACTTTACGGAAAAAGGACAACCAATCGTTAACGAAGACGTCTTGTCTCATGTTAAGGACATTCCGGAAGCGCAGATGATAGCTGAATATCTCCTGGTCCAGAAACGTACATCGCAGATTAATTCTTGGCTAGAAGCTGTTAACCCTGAGGACGGTAGAGTACATGGAAATGTTAATTCTATAGGTGCTGTAACTGGACGTATGACGCATAATAATCCAAACATGGCTCAGGTCCCTGCATCCTACAGCCCTTATGGTAAAGAATGTAGAGCATGTTGGACCGTACCTAAAGGATACAAACTGGTTGGTGCCGACGCATCCGGTTTGGAATTACGAATGTTGGCACATTATATGAATGATAAGGAGTATACACATGAAGTCATCAATGGAGACGTACACACAGCAAATCAAAAAGCTGCTGGACTTGCAACAAGAGACGCAGCAAAAACTTTCATCTATGCTTTCCTCTATGGGGCCGGAGATGCTAAAATCGGAAGTATTGTCGGAGGCACATCAAAAGATGGAGCGAAACTCAAAAGCCTATTTCTCGACAATACTCCAAGTCTCCGAAATCTTAGAGAAAGAGTGGAAGCAGCCTGTGCTAGAGGACATCTTCGGGGCCTCGACGGCAGAAAACTAATCATCAGATCGTCCCATGCAGCCCTTAATACACTTCTGCAGTCTGCTGGTGCAGTAGTTATGAAAAAGGCGTTGACACTCTTAGATGAATATGCTACCATACATAATATAGAGTATCAGTTTGTCGGAAACATTCATGACGAATTCCAGGCTGAAGTCAAAGCAAGTCAAGCAGAGAAGTTTGGATGGTTAGCTGTAGAGTGTATTAAGGCTGCTGGTGAACGACTAGAATTGAAATGTCCTCTGGACGGTGAATATAAGGTAGGTGATACATGGGCGGAAACACACTAGAAACTCTCGTAGAGGATATTTATAGCCTCATGGAAAATCGTAACACTCCGGAAGGTGTGGACGTCGAGAAAGAAATCGAAAAGTTTGGCGAAGCAGTTAAGGACCTAATGAAGAAGGAGTTCTTACCGCATCAACGAGATGCTCGTAAGTTGCGTCTGTCTAGTATTGGTCGTCCTGAGCTTGTTCAGTGGTATGCCTATAATAAATTCCAAGGTGAAAAACTGAAACCACATTCCTACATTAAATTTATGTATGGTCATTTGATTGAAGAAATGTTGCTTTTCTTTGTTCGTATGTCTGGTCATAAAGTGACTGATGAACAGAAAGAGTGTGAAGTCAATGGGATCAAAGGCCACATGGACTGTAAGATTGACGGTGTAGTGGTTGACGTTAAATCCACCAGTAGTTTCGGTTTCCAGAAGTTTAAAGATCGTTCTCTAGCTGCTTCGGATGACTTTGGTTACGTTGATCAGATTAAAGCCTACGCTCACTCCGAAGGTGAACGTAAGTGGGCTTGGTTGGCTATGGATAAACAGAACGGAAACTTGTGTGTTCTAGAATATGATCTTGACAATACCAATGATCCAATGTATGATTTCTATAGTGAAGATATTGAGGAGCGTGTTGAACACGTAAAAAAGTCTGTAAGGGACGAAGACCGTCCCTCTCTATGCTCAGTTCCTATCGAGGACGGGAAGTCCGGCAATATGAAGCTTACCTCTCAATGTTCCTATTGTCAGTACAAAAGGCACTGTTATCCAGAAGTAAGATGTTTTATTACTGGATCAGGTCCAAAGTTCCTCACTAACGTAGTGAATACACCAAAGAATCGACAAGGTGTGGTACATCCCGAAGTAAACCCGTTTGAATAATAAGGAGATCAAACATGGACTATAAGATCATTACAACCCCTCGTATTGACCGAATGGAACAGGAAGTCATTAAACACCTGAATGACGGTTGGGAACTGAACGGTAACTTGTTTATTGCTCAGTCCGGTGCTATGGCTCAGGCTATGACTAAGATTGGCAAACCGGCTGCTCGTCCGGCACCTACGAAAGCTGCTGAAGAGCCTAAGAAAGCCAAGGGAGTGCCTTACGGTGGTAAGGTATCGGAATAAGTTCGAAGAGCGTACTGCAGAGGTCCTAAGTGGCCTCTGCGAGTACGAACCAATCACCGTTCCCTATACTGTTAATAGGAAGTATATTCCAGACTTCGTTGGTGAATATAATAACGTACAGCTTCTATTTGAATGTAAAGGATACTTTAGGATTGGAGACGTACAGAAATATAAAGCCATTCGAGATTCATTAGCTAAAAACCAAGAATTGATTTTTATTCTCTACGAGCCACTTAAGAAAGTCAGAAAAAGCGGTAAGATTAATATGGGACAGTGGTGTGATAAAGAAGGAATTCGATGGTTTACTTTGGAGAATTTGAAAGATGCCTTTACCTCTTGATGAATTTTATACTCGACTTGCCCTTATGGCTGATGCATCTTTACTCTGTGACGTCCTTGATATTTCCAGTGAAGATATTATAGAAAGATTTTGGGATGTTATAGAAGACCGAATTGAAGTCCTAAGGGATACTTTTGACATTGACTTTGAACTAGAGGAGTACGAAGACGATGAATAACTACGAAGAAGACATTCCGGCTATTTTCTTTGCCGATATCTTTTCTCAACGAATGGAACAACTCCGTATTATGGTGGCGGATATGGACGTTGAAAAATATTCTGATGCTCAGATCAACCTCCTAGAAGACGCCTGTAACCTGATCTTGAAAAGCTGTACTATTCCAGATCGAACGACTTTTGAAGGTCAAAACCTTACGAGTTTGAATTGAGATGTATATGAAGACAGCAACTAGGGAAGATAAAGTAAGGGAATTTCATAAGGCTATGGAATTAGCTGTTAATTCAGTGCCATATTTATCCCTTCTCCAGCTTCGTAAGAAACTAATCCAAGAGGAATTTTTGGAAGTTAGGGAGTCAATTGAAGTGCTTGAAATGGAATTTGAACGAGGTAAGACCGGCTCTGTAGAACAATGGGCGCACTTATTAAAAGAACTAGGAGATTTACAGTATGTTATCAGCGGCACTCTCGTTAGTCTTAGTACCCTTCCTGATAATCTTAATCCCGCTTTCAATCGGATACACTCTTCTAATATGTCAAAGTTTGGTGAAGACGGTAAACCAATACGTAATGAAGACGGTAAGGTACTTAAAGGACCGTATTACAAAGAGCCTGATCTCAGGGACTTGATTAATGCGTAAAGAAGGAACATATGAATGGGAAAAGGAGCGTTGGAAGATGATGGGTGTTGAGTATGACGATGCTGATCCTGTAGTCGCTACTGTCGTTAAACGTTTAAAAGATCGTAGTGAAGAAGGTATGAAGAAGTATGGATGCACTATGATGCGTGATGATCTAACCAGTATTGAATGGATTGATCATGCAATCGAAGAAGCTTTGGATTTTGCAGTGTATCTGGAGCGTTTAAAGATTGACTTACGTGGGTTTTAAGGTATAATCGAAAATATAACGCGGGTGTGGTGAAACTGGTAAACACAACAGACTTAAAATCTGTCGTCAGAAATGACTTGTCGGTTCAAGTCCGACCACCCGCACCACTTAAGGAGTCTGAAGATGAAGGTAGATTACATTGACCATATGGGTTCTGATCTTACTGTAGTGAATGCAGCAAGGGTCAGTTTTAAAAAAGAAAGAGAAGCAGAAGATTGGGAGTATCTAGATTTAGGACAAGC